TCATCATTTTCAATTCTCACTTAACTATGCTTTAAAACAAAATAAGTATATAACTTTTCATCGACAATTGCAAACTTATCGGTAATTCTTCCATCAACAATAGAAATTTTAATACCATAATTTTGTTCTACAAAGTCACCAAAATCATATGTGTCGAAAATACCTGCTACTATTTCTACGGTTGATACGTATTCCTCACGAACCTTTTTCAACATACTCCAATAATCCCACCGATTCTTACGAAACTTTATGTCGGGATCGTTTTCATCATAGTCGGTAAATCCTTCTACAGGAATTTTCATCGAATGTGAGTCATACCTGCTTGAATGAGCTTCTGATAAGCTTTCTGTACAACCACAGCCTGACGCTCTGCGTCTTCTACTGCCTTGTGACTTGTAATGTGTCCGCCATCTTTAAGACTGACACCGGCAAGATCATAGATTGTGCGACAATCACGAATAGTCCAGAAAGGCCACGGAATCTTCATATCAAGTTCGCGGAATGCCATTTCAGCAATAACAACGTCAAAGCCTGACCCGTTACTCCAAATCTTGTCGGCATTCCAACAGAACTTATAAAGCTGTTCCATTGCTTCACGATAGCTGATGCGATCACGATCACCCATTGCTTCTTCAATTGCTTCCGGGCTTTGTTCTCCCCACCAACGCAATGTATCATCGCTAATGCTGCGATTATAAGTATCAGTCTGTTCGTCCATAGTTGGACGAAGTTCTAGCTTTTCACTAACGCCTACACCGCGTGGATCAAAACTAACTGCACCAATAGTAAGAATAACAGTCGACGGCGCAGTGTCAAGTGTTTCCATATCGATCATGATATGTTTAGCCATTAGAACTCCAAATATTATCTACTTTTTTAACATCTTCCACTATATCACCATTTAAGTAATTTAGCAAGAGCATTGGGCGACTTTCGGGTAAATAATTAGGCATACTACTATGCAACAATCTACAGTTGTACATCAACACGCTACCCTTAGGCATATCTCGTTGTTCGCAAAAATCATAAAAGTATTTGTTATATGCACCGTTATAGCACATATCAATATCCCAATCAGGTTCATGACTGTTAGGAACAAAACCTGTAGCACCCATTTCAGGCGTAGTGTCTTGTAATGAAACGATACATTGAACGCCCAATAATCTAGTATCGTTATTCCATTGTTTAAATCTATGAGGTGTATCTACATGAGGATTCACCCACTTACTATCGCCATTGATAGTTACGATGTCACTAGCATATAAAACTGCATTATCTAATTCTTTTTCAATACGAGTAATTAAGAAATCATTGATTGTATTGACTTCTGGCCAGTCCATGATCATTTGACTCCACCAAACACTAACATTTGGTAAATCTTTGATCTTATCACGTTCTGCATAAGTTTTACCTGAACTACTAGCTCGGACCATTCTTAATGTATCAAGCTTACTATTGATATTATCAATTAGGTCAGCAGGAATTACACTTTCAAGAAAGATATATCCTTCGCCTTCGGTCAAGTTTTTATATTCTACCATTTTAATAACAACCAAGCTCTTTCTTCATCGCTTTTCAAGTATATTCTATACTGACTGTTATTTAGATCAGTGTGCCAAGCCCAGTGATTATTCAGTATTTCATTGTTCTTTTCATGTTGTGCTTTAAGATACAGTTCTCGTTCGCAACTCATACCCCACAACTCTGCACACATCCCGCGCAACATAAAAAATTGATAAACATAATCGGTAGATTTAAAACGATAGCTATGAACTTTTTCTTTTATAGTCACATAATATTTGAATGTGTCGTTTCCGCGGTGACGACCATCAAGTTTGGTGAACTTAAGTTCTGATCCTTCAGTATTCATTCGCACAACTTCCAATGCACATATGTCTTTTCGTCTAAAACAATATAACCAGACACCTTGAACCAAGGTCCAAGATAGCGTGGTGCGCGGTAATTTTCATGACACCAGGCCTCTAGTTCAGTAGGAATACGGTCTGAACCAATTGGGATGCGAATGAACATTCTATCTTCCCAAACACCATCCACATCAATCTTCTTCTTAATCTTCTGAGTCTGCGGGACTACATCAATAATTTCTTCTGCTACGGGTCTCATCCCCATGTTAGTTTGAACCATATATAATCTCTCTCATATCTAAACTTGTATTTCAAGCTATCATTGTCAAACTGCCATCTGCAATGATATTCACATTTGCCTATGTTATCGTATATCCATTCCAACATTTCAGTGTGTTTATGCAGTGTCTCTGACAATTGACGTACTGGAATAATTACTTCGTGCCAACCTGGCTTAGTGAGTTCCCATCCATTTTTCTCATCAAAGTAATTCATTCCCACCTCAACAAAAAAACAAGTCTGTCTTTTTCGCTTTTAAACTCTACTATCATTCCAGTAAGCTGCCAGCCTGGAACATATTTATCACACCATTCATTTATATCGTGTTCATTATCAAGATAATAATTGTAATCCCTGACAATCAAGAAGGGCTTCATGAAGTCAGAGCTACATACGAATCTCATTGCCAATGTAACCTAAACCACATAGCGTCTTTTTCATCAACAAAACAAAACTTATGCAAGGAGTTTCCCTTTTCATCACGCACGAATTTAGTAGATTTATAAACAAAGGTAGGACAACTATTAATCGCCCATTGGATCATTTCTTTTTCATTTTCAATGTTTAAAAAACCAATACTATATTCTGTCATCTATTCTTCAACAAGAATACCAAATATTTGTGGTCATCTACCACTTCAAATGATTTGTCTGACCAATCTATTATCTGAATACCGTATTCTGGTTCTGAAATCTGATTACAATATTCATTAGAAATGCCAATCTGCCTATAGTCGTAGGCCTTATCAATCAATTGATCAGTCCACGTATCAAATAGTTTAGCATCCATACAAAAATGCCTGTTAGTAACCTGCTGCATTCAATAATTCCTTAACCTGACTAACTACTTCTGGATATCGCTTGAATCTAACAGCCCATTGTTCTGGATTAATATAGTCAATGATCATCTTCTGATGACTTTCATCTAATTCTTCTAAGAACTTGATACCGCTTTCGCTCTGATACAACATCCATGGACTAATTTTGCCATTAGTAATATGATGAACTAATCTGTTTCTATTGGCATAACGCAAACAGTCCCTAGTTTCAATACCTACATCTTTACTAAGATCGATAGTTGTTTCGATACTACGAGCAATAGCATCCATTGCGTCTTCGGTTCTAAGATATTCTATTAGAAAATTAGTATAGTTTTTATCACTGCACCAGTTATCAATGCTGATCTTGTTCTTCAACAAATAATCAGCATAACGAGTAACATTAATACATTTGATATCAACACAATAATGACCGAACTTTACAAAAGCAATATAATATGCGCTCTTAGTAAAATCAGTATATGTCTTCTTTTTCTTTGTACCAGTATTCTTAGCGTAAAAATTTAGCCAAGACTGAAAGCCGATACGATTGCCCGGCTGATCTTTATCTTGCCACCTACGTTTATTTTCGCACAGGTGCTTAATCATTGTAGTCTCACGTTGGAAACTACGATTACAAAACTCACAAGAAAACTCGGACTTAGTTTCCGAGTTCTTTTTCGTAGTTTTCAATGTCTTTATCTGTAACAAGCTCACTTAGCAACTCAATTTCATCAAATTTTAATTCGGGGAATCTATTAGCAATATACATCTTTTTACGATGACTGTCAATAAAAACATCAGTGATTGTATTCAAATCACTATCATTACTTTTAGGATATATCTTTTTGAAATAATCCTTAATCTCTTTGTGTTTGGGTTTTTCTTTTAGTTTAGTAACACGATCTTTAATATGCGGAATCCATTGATGAAATTGTTTTCCTAAACCCGGGCTTGCTGCACATAGCATCAACCATTGTAGTTTAGGATTCTTTTGAACATTTTCATTAAACAGATATTTGTTAGCGTGGTATTCGGTACTTTGTAGATAATAGCTCTGTAACTCACTGTTACCCTTAATAGCACTAACCCAATGAATCAGCATGAAGGGGACAAACTTCTTTTTCTGTTCTTCAGTAAGTCTATCATAATACGAATAGTCCTTGCGGTCAATAGCCGCCAATGCTTCAAAAAGATCAAAGTCAATCTTCTCAAACTTTTCGTCTTTTGATAGAGTTTCTTTAGCCATTGTCTTCCATGTCTCTGTATTTTAGATATAATTCATATGAGCGGTCAGCTAATTCTTGCGATCCGTCAAGCTCTAGCACTTGTTGGTGATATACCATTAATGCCAATGCTATTAGACCGGTGTCTGTAATATAGACTGGCTCGTTCATGATTATGCCTTCAACGACTCAATTGCAATAGCGTGTTCAATAGCTTGACCAATACTATCACCGTTATTAACAATCGTTAATGATGGCCCATCACTTTCTCGCATGCGGTCACTCTTGTAATGTTCAATTACGTAGCCTCCTGATGCTGGATAGATAGTGAAGCGAATGCTGGTCTTGCCGCTAATACCGTCGTAAGGTCTTACCGAATCAGTAGCATATACTTCTGCCTTCTGTCCGCTTTCCCATGCTTCGCGGGACCACTGTGCAAACTTTCTCTTAAACCAACCCATCTTCTTTTCCTTCTCTTTACGTACCTTGCGATTTCTAGCAGTGTCAAGCCTAAATACAGTTTGGCTGGGTAGAGTGCCTGCTATCGTTCTGTTATACTTTGCCTGACCCAATGTTAGTCCACTAGACATTTAAATGTGTTCTCCAAAATTCAATTGTTCTATCTAACCCGTCACTAAGAGAAACCTTAGGTTCCCATCCAGTCATGTTAGTAAGCTTTGCATTACTACTGGTTAGCAAATAAATTTCACCAGGGCGGGCAGGCTTAGTATTCCAATTAACTTTACCATTCCAACCAATCTTCTTGGCAATCATATCAACATAGTCACTGATTCTAATAGCATTATTTGGTCCCAAACAAAATAGTTGGCCAATACACTTATTAGGATTATTAATAACAGTTTCCCATGCATCTAATAAATCATCAATGTAGATGAAGTTACGATATGGCGTACCATATCCCAAATTAATTTCATTTGGATTCTTCAACATCTGAGTAATGATTTGCTCTGTGACAAAAAAATCATTGTCTTTGCGACCATATGCATTAGTTTGACGAATAATAGTATAAGGGAATCCATAACTACGATGTGCATATTCAAGATACTTTTCACATGCATATTTGGCTACGGCATAGGGAGCATTGGGATTAGGAATAGTTTCTTCATCAAACACTTCTATATCTGTTTCTTTACCATCACGAATAAGGTCACTAATTGGTTGCCAACCATATACTTCCATTGTAGAAGCAAATACAAAATTTTTCAGATTAGAAAGATTTCGGGCTGATTCGATAAGATTAACAGTTCCTACATAGTTAATCTCACTGAAGGTTACCTGTTCGTAAAAACTTTTTTCTACTTCTGTTCTTGCACCTAAATGGACTATAATTTCAGGATTTTCTTCCTGTAATTGCTTAGTTACTGACTTATAATCTCGGAGATCACCTTCTAAAAATACAAGTTCATTATCGTTCTCCAAACGCTCGACAATGTGCGAACCAATAAATCCGTTGTGTCCTGTAATGAAAATCTTAGCCATCAATCTTTCTCAACTAGGATAAGTTGGAACTCTGAGCCTTTGCCAACAGTAGAAAGGTTACCATCATCGTCTAAGGACACTCCATTGTAATTGACCCCGACGATTAACTCCCAGCCATCACAATCAGCAGTATTGAAGACTAGTTTTTTAGGATCAAACACGCTATCTTCTACTTCATAGCCTAAAAAAAGGCCTTTTTCAAAACTTTGACCGATGAAATAAACATCTCCATCTTCTAATGTTTCTTGTGGATATACTTCCTCAATCTGCTGCGAGTCCGCACCTAAATCATAAAACCGATCTACAGTAAGTGTATCATAGATGACGTTATTATTTTCATCAAGGACAGAAACATAACAATCTTCAGAAGCAGGTCCAGTATTATGACAAAGATCATCACATTCAAACCATTCGCCTGGTTCAAATGGACGAATTTCTTCTGAAATTTCTACTTCTTCGTTTTCTTCGAAGAAATCATTGTTCCATGCGTAATCATCGAATTCTACATCATTATTTTGAATTGCGTCATAAAATTCACGCTTTACTTTACCGATAGCAATTTCGCCGCCGCGACCACCGATTTCAATACGATACTTCATAGCTTCTTCCTCTTCAAATAATCAGTTACAAAATGATAAACTAATGAACTAATAGCACTACACACTGCTAAAACAAAAATTAATGTACCTAAAAGTAAAACTACAGGACTGAGTGCGATCATTAGAACCCAAAATAAAATTACACTTAGAATACCGACTAGTCTGATCATGACTTCTTCCTCTTTTTATTGGAGAGAATAGTTTCGATCTCTATGTTAGGATATAGTGTTCTCACTACTCCCATTACGTCACCTTGATTCAGCTTTTTAAAAGTCTTTATACTATCTACTTTAAGCATTATTTTCTCCTCAAAATGCCTGACTATAATCTACTACTTCACAATTCCTACTGACTTCCTTAACAAAATAGATACATCTTGGTTTTTCTGATTCGTCAATAGGAACACTCAAAAATTGTCCATTTCTAAGTCTTGGACTATACCATGTCACATCAGGATAAATATCTAAGATTTCAATAGGAAGAAAACTAGGACTGAAAGATGTTAGTGGATTAAACTGGAAAGCATGAAATCCGCGATCATTTAAGCTTGACAACGGCAATGCTTCTAAGTCTCCGTGTTCCTGCTCACCAATCAATACTTGCCAATCGATTGGCATCTTAATAACTTTGTCAGCTACCTTTAATACAAGTGCTGGACTATTAAAAGATTCAAGAAAGATAAGAGGAATAAAATGATAATCGACATTTTGTGGATTACTATTATCTAAAATAGCAAAACGCAAATCATCTATTTCTTCTGGCATTGTTTCCAAATTATAAAATTCGTTTTCAAGGGTAAGTATTCTCATAGTGTTATTCTATCAATCTTTGTTGTATATGTCAAGTTATTAATAGTCCAATTTCTCCAAAGTGAAGGGATAGTTTGCTTCCTTATAGAAAGCTTTGCGGTGTGTTAAATGTCGCTTAGCAAACTTACAGGAACTTGTAACGTCCCAAATTTGAACATGATCCTTATCCTCTGCCTTACGAATGCCTCTGCCTATCGATTGAATAACTCTAACAAACGACTTACCAGGCTCGATAAGAACCAAATTAAAGATCCTAGGAATATTAATACCGACAGCCGCAACGCCGTACGTTGCGACAATAATTTTATCGTCGCTTGTGGCAACCTCATCATATTCTTCCTTTCGTTCTGTAAGACTTGTAGAACCATTCACAAATACTGCGCTAGATAATCTAGCCACAAGTTCTTTACCAGCATTAACCCTATCGACAAGAACTAGTGTATTACCTGTTTCATTGACCTTTTGTATCAATCCAGCAATTGTATCCAATCGATTAGCATCTTCTAATAGATGCTTAAGTTCTGATTGATAGTTTGTAAATTCTACATTGTCTTTAAGTTGTACAATATTAACGTGACATTGTGCAAGCACACCTCTATCCTGTAACTCGCTTGCTGATAGCTTACCAATGACAGGGCCCAACGACACGAGTAGTGATACCTGATTTAATTTTTCTTTTGGAATGGTTCCTGACAGTCCCCAACGAATAGGAACATTGCTGAACACACCGGTCAGCATTGATTTAAGGACATCGGCTTTTGCCATATGGACTTCATCGACAATAATACAAACTACATCTTCAAAAAACCCAGCTACAAACTCTGGATCCTCACCCGCGTCTGCGGTATTCTTGAATAGATTGTTTAAACTTTGCCAAGTACAAATCGTGTGCGTCTTACCATAGTCTTTACGATCACCGAAATAAACGCCTACGTCAAGTCCTAGATTGATGTAGTCTGCTTCGGTCTGCACAACTAGACTCTTGTTAGGAACAATTACTAGAGAGCGTCCTAGGTGCTCTATGCTCTTACTTAGAGCAGCAGTCATCAATGTCTTACCAGCGCCCGTAGCGACTTCCTGCAAGCATTGAGGGTTCTCTAGAAAATTATTAACAATCTCTACCTGATAATCACGGAGAATAACAGGTTGACCTGCCATCGGATGCTTATCTGGCCAAACAGTATCGCTAAAACTATCTTCTTTGATACGTTCAAACTTTAGATCACCGTGCTTAATACGCTGATCGTCTAATTCAATGTCATATCCTTTGTCATAGATATAAGGAATAATATTATCAAGTAGATTGACGTATGTACTTCCAGCTAAGCTGAAATAACTGATCTTGCCGTTCCAACGTCCAAGACGAACAGCAGGAAGATATCTTGCTCCCGGCTTTTCAAACTCAAACATCTTCATCAACGCACGACGATCACCTACCTCAAGGCCTTCAATCCTTACATTGACTTCATCTTTAATACTGATTTTGATTGTCATAATACCTCGATCGGTCGTGAATCCTTGATCACGATAGTTTTACTTATTGGATTAAACATATGCTTATCATTTGTTGAGAAATGTTGAATAAGCATAGTGGTGCCCGACAGTGGAATCTGCCCATATCCCATTGGTCCATGTACCTTCATTCCATATTTCTCAATAAGATTTGTAAGTTCTTCTTTCCAACTTGCTGAACGCATACCTCTACCCAATATGACATTCTCGCAGTTTAGATTGCGCATCCAAGATATCGTTGTTTCTATATCCTCAATATCTGTTTCGTAGATATCCGTTGAAGAAAACTTAAGTTTTTCATTATTATTGTAGATATCATCACTGATAGTAATGCCCATACGCTTAAGCTTAAACAAGTTGCTAGGAGTGATTTCTAAATCATCATTAGTAATCAATGATCCTAATACTTCATTACACGCAGCCAATAGCAACTTGCCGTTGTATTTGACAACAGTTGGATTCCAAACAAGATTCTTGTATTCATAGAGTTGGTCTAATATATTTCTAAGTGTATCGCAGTATTTGACATACTGAAAATGCTTAGGGAGAATACTATGTGCTATTTTGAAA